CGACATATCTACATGTCGTGACAGGTGTGACATATTTGCAACACTGCAACACCGGTCTGTTGCATAAATGTCACAGGGGATCAGGGTGTGGCAGGAGTGCAACAGTGTTGCACGTGAAACACAATAGCCCCAGAACCAATAGGGCTATGGAAAATGTGGTTATTGGCACGGAAAGCACACTAAATCGGACGCAACCATAGCGCGAGTTAACCAATCAATCGCCCCAAAACGACGTGATAGCTGGCCCACGATCCGCGCGAGACCCCACCCCAAAAACGCGGCGGCTTCGCAAAATATTGATATACCACCCTCCCATATCGACCAAAAACTAAGGGTCTCTAAACTATGGTCCAGAAAGACCCCCCTTTGTTTTTTTCACGCAATGGGTGGGTATCTATATTACAAAATATTTCAGGGGGCTGTTAACGGGGAGTCTATTGGGGGTCTAAGTAGATATCTCCCTAGTAGTGGCTAGAGATATATCTTTAATAGATATCTTTAAAGATATATCTCTTATAGATATCCATTAAGGATATCTTTTATAGATATCTCTAATGATACTATAGCCACCGGCTGAGGACGATAGTGTACCATATTTTCTTGTCTTTGTAAAGGGGTCCATGATAAAATTTTTGAAAGGAAGTGAAAGAAAGGAAAAGATGGAAGAAGAAAAAAAGACTACTGGCACTGCTGACACTGTTTCTTTGTCTTCCGATCAAGGGGACTCACCAGAACTACGTAGAGAGCGCAAGCTTGTAAAACTTCGTGAGAACATGCGAAAGGCGCGTGCGGCACGAGACGCCAACAAGATCAAGAGGCAGCAGGCAAGGAGGCAACTACAGGCCCAGAAGGAAGAGGAAAGGCTGCGCCGAGAGCAGTTGGAGAAAGAGGAGGCTCTGAGAAGGGCATCGGAGGAGGCTGAAATTGGCCTTCCGGAGGGCGAAGAGGATCGGGCTGCGGTGGTGCTGGCCTACGGGTCTCTTTCGGCGTCCCTGCGCCAATTGGTGGATAAGGAGGCACGTCGCAGCTTCATTGTCTTCATTCGAAAGATGGCTCCGAAGGTTGTCGATGGCTTCAAGATGGGCAGGCACATCGAAGTCATTGCCAACGAGTTGCAGAATGTGGTCGATGGAAAGACAAAGAGATTGATGGTCTTCCTGCCACCACGATCCAGCAAGTCGGTCATCTGCTCGAAGTTGTTCCCTGCATGGTACATTGGCAGGAATCCGAAGCACGAGATCATGACCATCAGCCACTCGGATCAGTTGGCTAGTGACTTCGGTAGATCAGTTCGAGATATTGTTGGCGACGCTGAGTTTGGCTCTGTCTTTACCGGAGTTGATCTTCGACAGGACGTAAGGGCTTCCGGCAAGTGGATGACCAACAAGAATGGTTCATACTATGCTGCTGGTGTCCGTAGCCAGATTGCAGGTCGTGGTGCCCACATCGCCATATTGGACGATGCCATGTCAGAAGAAGATGCCATTTCTCCTGCTGGCAGGAAATACATCAAGGAATGGTGGCCTTCGGGCTTGCGTACACGCTTGATGCCCAATGGCTCGATCATCATCATCAATACTCGATACCACCATGATGATCTCTGTGGCTGGCTTCTTCGTCAAGAGGAGAAGATGGACATTCCGTTCTCGAAGAGGTGGAACGTCATCAAGATCCCTGCATGGCTGGACCGCCACTCTGCAAAGCTTTTGGACCTGCCGGAAGGATCAAGTTACTTTCCAGAATGGAAGCCAAGGGAAATATTGGAGCTTGACGAAGAGGAGATTCGAGCAACCAACGGCAGCAGGTACTGGGAAAGCCTGTACATGCAGAATCCTACTCCGGATGAGGGTGGGATCATCAAGAAGTCGTGGCTCAACTGGTGGGAGGCACCGGAGCCACCACGATGTGACTTCATTATCCAGACCTACGATACGGCATTCTCGACAAAGACGACGGCAGACAACAGCGTCATCCAGACTTGGGGAATCTTCAACTCGTTGGATACGAGCGAGTTGAATGGGGTGGAAAAGGTTGTCACCAACCTGATTCTTTTGGGTAATGTAAAGGGGCGATTTGAGTATCCGGATCTACGAAGGATGGCGGCTAGCGAGTACAGGAAACATAGGCCAGATGTCTGCATCGTTGAAAAGAAGGCAAGTGGCCAGTCGTTGATTCAGGACATGCGTAAGTCGGGACTGCCGGTATTGGAGTATACGCCTGACAAGGACAAGCAGTCACGGGTCTATTCCGCATCTCCAATGTTCGAGGCTGGACGAGTGTGGCTGCCAAAGGATCGCGTATGGGCAATTGACTTGTCTGATGAGTTGCTTTCTTTTCCCTATGCACAGCACGATGACCAAGTCGATGCATGCGTGATGGCTGTCCATTATGTGAAGGAAAGCTGGCGTCTCCTGCATCCGGAAGACCGTAACTGGGAAGATGAGTTGAATAGCCGAAAGCCAAAGCGCGTTGCATACTGGCGTGTTTGATGATATTCTTCTTTGATTGAAATGAGTGCATTGTCCGATATTCTGGGAATGGTTGTAAGGGCTATTCCAAAGAAGGCTGCACCAAAGACCGGCCTGAGGTCTTTGGAAGATGCAGTAGAGAATGTCCTTGTAAAGGAAGGTGATGAAGCTGCCTCAAGAGTTCTCCAGCAGGAAGGCAAGAGGATTGCTGGACAAGTCGAAGAAGGTTTGGATGTCATTCCTAAGAAGCTTGAGTATCCACAACCAAAGCAGGATTGGTGGCAGGATGAACTGGCTGAAAAGGGAACTGTTACACTGTATCATGGTGCTGACGAAAGCAGGCTGAAGAGCATCTTTCAAAAAGGTCTTCTACCGGATGAACGTGGCAAGACGTTCCTTACTCCAGATGCAGATACTGGTTTTGGCTACGCATCAATGACTGGAGGGGAAAAGGATTTCAGGAAAGCTGGTGCAAAGGCACGACACAATCCAGAAGAGAATCGTGCAGTTCTTCATCTGGAGATTCCAAAGGACTACCTTGAAAAGTATCTTTCTCCAAACCAGACAAGCAAGCTGAGTGTCGATAAACTGTTTTCTCCAGAAGCTCAAAAGTCTTTTCAACCTTATGACTTTAAGAATAACCAGCCATACTATTCACTGACTGAACTGAGTTTCGATGGTCCGATCCCCGCAGAATTCATTGTCGGGTATTCAAAGAAACCAATGATTAAGAAGGGCGCTGTAAAAAAGGAAACTGGCGGTTCATTGGTCAGCAGGAATCCATATTCAACTACATCTAGAAAACGTGGGCGCGGCTAGCGCCACTTAAAGAATGGGTAAATAGAATCATGCCACATGTAGAACGCAATCCATTTGATCCAATTGAAAAGGAAGAGCCAGAGATCGAAGTCGAGCAGACAGATCTTGCTGGCAATGAGACTTCAATCGAGATTGATCCGGTAAGTGGCGAAGTCACTGTCGAGTTTTCGTCTTCTACCGAAAAGGAAGATGAAGTTGAAGTTGAAGAGAATGGCGAAGACTTCTATCGCAACCTCTGTGATGAACTGGACGAAAGCGTTCTAGGCGATATTTCAAATACTGTCTTTGACAATCTTGAGGCAGACAAGCAGTCTCGTGCCGATTGGGAAAGCATGTTCGAAAAGGGCTTTGATCTTCTGGGCTTGAAGCTTGAGGAGACATCCGAGCCATTTGAAGGTGCCTGCACGGCAGTACATCCGGTACTGATCGAGTCAGCAGTCAAGTTCCAGTCAAAGGCTACTCAGGAACTGTTTCCGCCTGCTGGTCCCATTCGCACTCAAATTCTTGGTACCTTTACGGACCAGAAGGAACGGCAGGCCAATCGCATAAAGCAGTTCATGAACTACCAAGTAACTGAACTTATGCCCGAATACTTCGATGAAATGGAACGTATGCTGTTTCATCTGCCGCTTATTGGTTCTGCATTCAAGAAGATCTATTTCGATGAAGCACTGAATCGTCCGGTATCGGAGTTCGTGCCAATCGATCAGTTCTATGTGTCCTACTACGCGACGGATCTCCGCCGTGCCAGCAGGTACACCCATATCATCTACTACAGCCCAATTGAAATGCAGCGGGCTGTTTCTTCCGGCTTGTACAAGGATGTGTCGCTATCTGATGCCACGATTCCAAAGCAGTCCGGCATCAGCCAGAAGATCAACTCGATCATGGGCATGTCTCCTGCCAGCATGAATAATGATCCACAGTACACGCTGTACGAACAGCATTGCTACCTTGAACTTCCATTTGACAAGATGCCAGTTCCGTACATCGTGACGGTGGAAGAGGAAAGCCGAAAGGTCCTGTCCATTCGCCGCAACTATGCAAGAGAAGACAAGCGAAGGGAAAAGAAGGTCTACTTCACGCACTACAAGTTTGTGCCGGGCTTCGGTTTCTACGGCTTGGGCCTGATTCATTTCCTCGGTAACCTGACCATGACTGCAACGGCTGCAATGCGTAGCCTTGTCGATGCTGGCCAGTTTGCCAATCTGCAAGGTGGTTTCAAGGCAAAGGGTGTTCGTATCGTCGGTGCAAACGATCCTATTGCGCCCGGTGAATGGAAGGAAGTCGAGGCAGTAGGCAATGATCTCTCGAAGATGATCATTCCACTTCCATACAAGGAGCCATCACAGACACTGTTCCAGATGCTTCAGTTCATCAGTGTCGCCGCACAGAAGTTTGCGGATTCCACTGAACAGGTCATTTCCGATTCTGGCAACTATGGTCCCGTTGGCACGACGATGGCACTGCTGGAAGCCTCAAGCAAGTTCTTCAGTGCAATCCACAAGCGCCTTCATAAGTCCCAGAAGGAAGAGTTCAAGCTTCTTGCACGAATCAACTACGAGTACCTGCCGGAAGAGCAGGAGATGGATATTCCGGAAGAGACTCTCATCATTTTCAAGCAGGATTTTGATGGCAGGATCGATGTCCTTCCGGTATCCGATCCAAACATTCCATCCAATGCACACCGCATGATGATGGCTCAGATGGCAATGCAGCTAGCCCAGTCGTCTCCTCCGGGCATGTTCGATATGGAAGTCCTAAATCGGACAATCCTGCAAGCTGCAAACATGCCAAATATTGACAAGATCATGCCACAGAAGGTAGATCCTGTTGCTTTGGATCCAGTATCGGATATTGCAGCAGCAGTCAAGGGTCTTCCAATTCGTGCCTTTATTGGCCAGAATCATGATGCCCATGTGCAGGCAAAGATGATGTACCTTCAGGATCCAATGAATGGTGGAAGTCCGATCATGCAGCGAGTGGCTCCGATCATTCAGGCAAATATCCAAGAGCACATGATCATGAAGTACCAAGAGCAGGTCAATGGCGTTGCTCGCCAGATGATGACTGCTGCACAGCAGACTGGTCAGCAGACTGGCCAGAATCTTGATTCGAGCGATCCAAAGATTATTGAAATGGTCATGGCTCAAGCTGCACAGCAGGTCATGCAGGCTAATCAAGCCATGGCCCAGCAGCAGCAGGCTGCAAGCCCAGAACAGCAGATGGTCCAGCTAGAGGCACAGCGTCTCCAGATCGAGCAGGGTAAGGTTCAGGCCCAGCTAGCTAAGGAAAGCGTCGATGCTGCGATGCGTAATCGGGAACTTGATCTCAAGGAAGCCGAGATGCGTATCGACATGATGAAGGAAGGTATCAAGACCACGACGATGGTCAACGAAAAGGAAAAGGACCGTAGCGCAAAGAAGGCTATTGTTGCTCTCCAAGCCATCATGGATCTAGCACAGACACAGCAGGGTATCGAAAAGGAAAAGGCACTGAAGGCTGCTGATATCCTGACAAGCATGGCAAGAGGTCAACAGCGCCAGTAACATCTTTTCAAAATGGTTATCTATGATGAGATGGCAGTCTCTCTCAACAAAGAGATTGACAAGCTGACCAAAGTTCTTGTCTCCGGACAGGCTTCGGATTATGCTTTCTATCGAGAAATAGTTGGCAGGATCGAAGGCATCGAAAGTGCCAAGCAGATCCTGCACGACATTCTCAAAGCCCGTCTTCATAGCGATGAAGACGATTAAAAGGGAAAACAACAATAACAATAAAGGGAGCAAGTTGGATGTTTCAGGTTCAGATGGATAAGTCCATCGCAAACGATGACTGGATTAGCGAAGAGGAGGTAAAGCTTTCGGCAAAGGATCTTCCACATCTACCAGCATATCATGTAGTTGTTCGTCCGGTATCGATCAGGGCAAGGACAAAGGGTGGCGTATTTCTTCCAGACAAGGTAAAGGACGATGTGGCCTATCTGACGACTGTCGGCAAGGTTCTCAAGCTTGGTGACATGGCCTACAAGGACAAGGACAAGTTTCCCAATGGTCCTTGGTGCAAGGTTGGAGATTATGTCTGCTATGCCAAGCTTACTGGCCAGAAATTTGTGTTCAAAGGTGTGAAGCTTCTCCTGATCTATGATGATCAGGTCATCATGAAGATTGACAATCCAAAGGATCTAGATACTACATACAATCTTTCTAATTGATTTGTATACACAAATATGCTGTGCTAACATACAAGTCTTTTCAACGTAACCGTTAGTTTCGTAACTAGCGATAAAAGGGAATAAAATGAAGGTAACAGAACGTGCTCCATCGGAAGGAGCAGACAAGGTAGATACAGGTTGGTCGGCAATTGACCTCAACTCCGCGACTGGAGCAACTAAGGTAGAGTTCGAAATCGAACAGGCAGAGCAGGATAGCCAAAGGGCTTCGATACAGCCAGATGCAACGCAAGGGAAAGAAATCGTTGCGCCTGAAAAGAAAGTTTCACTCACTCAGTCATCGGATAACCTTGAAGACGCAAGCAGGGATGCATCGGGAGCAGCAGCCTCAAATGAAGACTCGCCTAAAGAACTGGACGGCATCGAAACTCGTGGTGCTCAAAAGCGCATTCGCCAGCTTATCAAGCAGCGCAAGGAACGTGATGAGCAGATTGAAAAGCTTCGTGAAGAGGTTCAGTCACTAAAGGTATATTCACAGAATCGCGACAAGGAACTTGCTTCGTCAATCAAGACAACGATTGACACGACCGAGAGCCAGCTAAAGTCTCGTATTGCATCTGCAAAGGAGCTGTTCAAGAGGGCAGCTGAGAACTCAGATACAGATGGAATGCTCCGTGCTCAGGAGGAAATGAGTGCAGCTTATTCCGAGAACACTCTTCTGGCACAGCGTAAGAAGGCTTTGGAGGACTATGACGAGACTCTGAGGCAGCAGCAGGAAAGACAAAAGCAGCAGCAGCAGGCTGTATCATCGGCACAGCCAAAGTACGATCCAAAGGCCATTCAGTGGGCATCGAAGAACGAGTGGTTTGGCAAGGACCAGATCATGACCAATGCTGCACTGTCGATTGATTCACAACTAAAGGAAGAGGGTTTTGATCCTTCCGACGACGAGTACTACTCGGAGGTTGATCAGAGACTAAAGGAACAGTTCCCACATCGATTTGGCAGCCAGAAGGCTGTTGATAATGATGAGGGTGAGGAAGAAATCGCTCCGAAGGCAGCGCAAAAGCCTTCTCAGGTGGTCGCTGGTGCGTCACGCACACCACGAGCCTCTCAGACTTCCAAGGGCAATAGCAACAAGGTCAAACTGACTCAGGAGGATGTTCGACTAGCCCAGAAGTGGGGTATTCCACTTGAAGTGTATGCAGCGGAAAAGCTGAAGGCCGAGCAGGCCAACGGCGAATACACTCTGGTACAGTAATCAAAAGCAGCGTGGAAGGAAATAAACAGATGACAACACGAGAAATCAACTCACGTTCAAGCAATACTCGGGAAAACTCGAAGAGAAAGCTCCAGTTCGAAGAGCCAAACTGGCTACACATTCCGGATTCCGTCAAGGAAAGGTTTGCAAACAGTGGAAATAGCCTGCGTTGGATTCGTATTACCCTTAAGAATGCTGAGGATTACCAGAATATCGGTAAGAGACAGGCTGAAGGGTGGGAATTTGTCACTTCAGATGAAGTTCCAGAGATGATTGCATCCTCTATCGTGAGAGAGGGTGGACGCTACGCGGGTGCAGTCTGCCGTGGAGACCTTGCTCTGGCCAAGATGCCAACAGAGCTAGCCCAGTCGCGTCAGGAATTCTACGAAAATCGCAGTAGAGAGATGGTACAGGCAGTAAATTCACAGTTGATGAACTCATCTGACAGCCGCATGCCTATCTCTAATGCAAGCAAGACCAATGTAAGCCGTGGAAAGTCGGCATCTTTCCAAGATTGACCTCAATCTGACGGTTAAATAGGTTTTGCATTTGTCAATGTCTATCAGATAAGAAAGGAAAGTGTACAAAATGTCTACTGCAAAGACACTATCCGGTCTTACTCCTTCACGCATTGCGGGTGCCGCTGCCAATACGACTGGTGCAAATGAGTATCCAGTTTCTTCAGGCTACGCTTCCAACATCTTTACGGGCGATATCGTAAAGGTCGTGAATGGGTATGTACAGGTAATTACCTCGACCGAGGATTTCGCCCGTGGCGTTTTCCAAGGTTGCCGTTATGTTCAGGATGGCGAACCAAAGTGGAGCCGTTACTGGCCCGCTAATACCTCTGCATCAGAGATCTATGCACAGGTAATGGACAATGTCAATGCAACCTACCTGATTCAGGCAGATGCATCGATGTCCATTGGCGACATCAACAGCCAGAACTTTGGGGTAACTCTCGGTGCTGGTTCAACTGTAACGGGCAAGTCAGGCTTCGGCATCAAGGCTTCCACTCGCACGACTAGCGCAGCAATGCTTCGCCCAGTTGCCGTTTGGCAGGTCGATGGCAACGATATCAACGTTGCAGCCGAGCGTGCATTCCCAGTTGTCGAGGTTCGTATTGCTCAGAACGCTGACCACTTCATTGCGGTCGTAGCCAGCGTTGGTGCAGTAACCTCTGCAACGATCTAATGAAAGGAAGGAGTAAGTAAACATGGCTATTAATCGCGCTAGTATTGCGAAAGAGCTTCTTCCCGGGCTAAATGCAGTCTTCGGTATGGAGTACAAGGACGTAGATAACGAGCATGCCGTTCTCTATGCCGTTGAGAACTCGGATCGTGCCTTCGAAGAGGAAGTCCTCTTCACGGGCTTTGGTGCCGCTCCAACGAAGGGTGAAGGCGCAGCAGTTCAGTATGACTCTGCACAGGAGAGCTATGTCGCTCGTTATACCAACGAGACCGTTGCTCTGGCCTTTGCCGTAACTGAAGAGGCTATGGAAGACAACCTGTACGACACGTTCGCGAAGCTTCGTGCCCGCGCTCTTGCTCGTGCAATGGCTAACACCAAGCAGGTCAAGGCTGCCGACGTTTTCAACAACGGCTTCAGCACCTCCTATCTTGGTGGGGATGGCGCAGCATTTTTCAGTGCTTCGCATCCAGTAGTCGGTGGTGGTAACCAGTCGAACACCTTTGGCGCAGTTGATCTTTCAGAGTCAGGTCTTGAGACCGCTCTGATCACGATTGCAAAGGCAAAGGATGATCGTGGTATCCTCATCGGCCTACAGGCCCAGTCGCTTCATATCCCACCGGATCTTATCTACACGGCAGACAAGATCCTCAACAGCACTCTGAGCACGACAACGGTAACGAACAGCACGACTGGCGTCACCAATGTCAACGACGTAAATGCAATTCGTCGTATCTCGGCAATGCCAAAGGGCTACTTCGTCAACCATCGGTTCACGGACACGAATGCCTACTTCATTCGTACCGACTGCCCCAATGGCGCGAAGATGTTTGTCCGTGCTCCTCTTGCTACGAAGATGGAGCCAGACTTCGATACGGGTAACCTTCGCTTCAAGGCTCGCGAGCGTTATTCGTTCGGTTGGTCTGACTGGCGTGGCTTCTATGGTGCTTCTGGTTCAACCTGATAAAGGTTGATATAACCAAAGCCCCGTAGGGTCAAGCCTACAACGGCAAAGGGGGCGGGATGGAAAGGGGGTAAATCTCTCTTTTTCTGTCCCGCCCTTCTTTATTTGGTCTTTACGAATACAGATGGTATAATGTAAGGATCTTCAACTTCAACAAAAGGAATAGACCATATGTCAACCACTCTTAGACAGGGACATGTAGTCGGCAGTGGTGCCGTACTTGATGTCACGGCAAGCGTAACTCTAGCCGATACTCGAATCAGGGGTATCTTTGCCAATGGCATCGGTTCCTTTCTGATTACAGGCACATCTACCGATCCATATGGAAATATTCTTGGCAATAACGTCAAGTTTGCACTTACGACGGCAGTAGATGCCAGTGACATTATCCTGCCAGAAGGTGGCATCAAGGTAAATGGCGTAGTAAAGGTTTCAGCACCAACGTCGGCAGCTACCGTAGCAATCTTCTACGGCTAATTGATTCAAGCAAAAGCCAGTCATGCCTACCTATACTTATCTGGTCAACGATATCCTGAATGCTACCGAGAATACCGGAAGCGAGTTCGTTGATTATATTCCGTATATGGTCAACAAGGCTGAGGAGAGGCTTGTAAAGGATCTTGATGACTACGGTTTGGTAACCTATACGTCGGTAGCAGTAAGTGCAAACAAGAACATTGTTACTCTTCCTACAGGAACCCGTGTAGTCAAGAACTTCAACATCAAGAGCAATGGCACGAAGATCAATCTTCTTCTTCGTACCGACGAATTCATCAATGACTATTGGCCGGTATCCGCTTCTGTTGGAGAACCCAAATACTATGCTCCACGTACTAATACAAATGTTCTCATTGCTCCAACTGCCGCTTCTACCTTCGACGGAGAGATCGTACACATCTCGCGACCGGTCACGCTAAGTTCAGCAGCAGACAGCAACTATTTCAGCGAGTACTGCTATGATCTTCTGTTCTACGGTAGCATGGTTGAAGCCCTGATGTTCCAGAAGGACTATGCAACGATGCAGGTATTTGAAGGCAAGTACAAGCAACTTCTTGAGCTTCAGCGTAACCAAGCTCGTAGGACGAGAAGAGACGACATGCAGGTTCCTGCAAGCCCTGCTGGTGGTGACAATACATTGGTTCCAAATTCAAACTGATATAAAGGGAGAAAGTTCAAATGGCTGGCCTGAAGAAAACACTTAATCTGCTGATGTCTGGCAGGACTGCTGGTGAGTCAAAGGTTGCACCTGCTCTTCGTGAGACTAAGGAATATGCCATGGGCAAGGCCAAGGGTGCTGCTGCTGGTGCTGGTGCCACTGCTGCTGGCTACGAAGGTGCCAAGATGGTCCGTGAAAAGATGAAGAGTGACGATGAATCTCGTCGTCAGTCAATGGACCCAAATGAGATGTACAGGGCAGTTCTTACACCAGATGAGATGGATGTACTTGAGGAGTATACTCGTACAAAGGCCTCAAAGGGTTCTGCCACAAAGAAGGCTATGGGTGGCAAGGTTGGTAGAGGTTGTGGTGCTGCCATGCGTGGCGGTGGTGCAGTAATGCGTAAGGGAAGGATGTGATAATAAAATGTCAAAAGTTAAAAAGCCAGCTACAACGATGAAGGATGATCCATATGCAGCGGATGTCACTTCTGGTATTGGTGGTAGCGTCGTAAAGGAAGATCCTATCCCACCTCCTCCACCACCTGCACCTCCTCCTGCTCGCAAGCCCCCAGTAGTCAAGAAGGCTATGGGCGGCAAGATTGGCAGAGGTTGTGGCGCGGCAATGCGTGGTGGTGGCGCAGTAATGAGAAAGGGAAAAAAGTAATTTACAATGCCTCTCAAGAAAGGTAAGTCAGATAAGATTATCAGCAGCAACATTAGAATGCTGGTAAAAGAGGGCAGGCCACAGAAGCAAGCTGTGGCTATTGCTCTTAGATCTGCAAATGCAAAGAGACTTGCTGAAGGTGGCCTTCCATCATTGGTCACCAGCAAGTATAATCTTCGTCAAGCGATCAATACTCGTGATGATGAGAACATGCCAATGGAAGAGCGTATTGCGGCACAGCGTGTAATGCGAAAGGTTGGCAAGACACCCGTAAGGGAAATGAAGCGTCAGATGAACCGTACTGGTGATCTGATGGTAATGAAGATGGGTGGCTATGTATCCCGAGTAAATGAAGCTGGCAACTATACAAAGCCAACGATGAGAAAGCAGCTATTCAACAGAATCAAGGCTGGTACAAAAGGCGGAGATGCTGGAGAATGGTCAGCTAGAAAGGCACAGCTTCTTGCATCGGAATACAAGAAGCGTGGTGGAGGATACAGGTAACAAATACTATGGCCAAGGGAATGATCAAGGACCCGCAAGAGAGTCTAAAGGCTTGGACAAGACAGAAGTGGCGTACAAAGTCTGGCAAGCCTTCAAAGGAAACAGGAGAGCGGTATCTTCCGGAGCAGGCAATCAAGTCACTATCTGCAAGTGAGTACGCAGCCACGACAGCAGCAAAGAGGGCTGGTACTCGAAAGGGCAAGCAGTTCGTAAAGCAGCCAAAGACAATCGCCAACAAAGTCAAGCAATTCAGAAAGTTTTAAGACGATGGCACTTACAGATTCAGAAAAGAACAAGCTACGAAAGCTGGGACTCAGTGGTCTCAACAAGCCAAAGAACACACCATCACATCCAACCAAAAAGGGTGTGGTTGCTGTTCGTGCTCCTTCTGGTGGCGTAAAGGTTATTCGCTTTGGTGACCAGAAGATGGGCCATAACTATTCACCGGAAGCCCGCAAGGCATTCAAGGATCGCCATGCAAGTAACATTGCAAAGGGTCCTCAGAGCGCAGCCTACTGGGCAAACAAGCAGTATTGGGCTGGTCCTTCAGGCTCCAAGAAGATGCCACCTAAGTCACAGCAGTACGTCAGAGGCATCAAGCGATAAATGGCTATTTCAAGATCAAGTGTAGGGAGACAGATTTCAATGCCAATGGGTAAGAAGCCAAAGCTCGGTTCGGGTGAACGATTTGCAAAGCTCACGAAGAGCATTGCAGCTAGAGGCGATGTAAAGAATCCAGCAGCAGTAGCAGCAGCAATCGGTCGCAAGAAGTATGGTGCCGAAAAGATGCAGAAGATGGCTGCTGCCGGTCGCAAGCGCAGTAAGGGCTGAGCAAGCAAGGTCAAATAAAAAGGGAGATGCCAAAGCATGTCAACTAGCGGGACATATAACTTCAGCATGGATATTGATGAAGTTATCCAAGAGGCTTTGGAAATGATTGGCGGCGAGCAGACATTGGGTAATGATCCAAAGTCTGCCCGTCGCTCCATCAATCTTCTTCTTCAAGACTGGCAGAACAGAGGCATCCTTCTGTGGTCAACAAACACTACCGTAGTTGATGTATCGACATCCGTGACTGCGTATTCTCTTTCATCAAACATGGTCGATGCAATGGAGGTCGTGGTCAATCTGAGTGCTACGGATATCCAGCTTGATCGTCTGTCGATGGAAGAGTACCTGAAGATTCCACGCAAGAGCCAGACAGGGCGTCCTACTCAGTACGCAATTCGCAGGGGAAGATCCAATCCAGAACTCTATCTGTGGCCTGTTCCGGACAATAATGACTATTCCCTCAAGATCGAGAAGATCAAGTATCTTCAAGATGTGAACAAGTCTGCTGGCCAGATTGCAGATGTATCCCGTAGATTCTTGCCATGCATGACTGCTGGGCTAGCCTATTTCATGTCAATGAAGCGAGCTGGCATCGATGGCAATCGCATCATGTTCATCAAGCAGGAATATGAGGAGCGGCTTGCTAGGGCTATGGATGAGGACAGGGAAAGAACAAGTCTTCGTATTGTACCCAAGTTGAACTTGGTGTAAAATACGGAAATGGCTACTACCAGAATAGCGCTAGGTATCTGCGACACATGTGGGTTCCAGTATCCATATCGTGAACTGAAGCGGAATAGCTATGGCTTGATGGTTTGTCCGGAAGACTATGAGGGAAGATATGATCTCAAGAACCACCCTCAGAACAGATCTCCGAATGTAAGGGATGACGAGTTTATTCGTAACCCAAGACCACCTCTGAACAACGACCGTAATATCGTCTGGAACAATGCTAATATTAACTGGGAAGACGAAACTCAATATTGGAATTTGGTGTAAGGCTTAAGGAGCAGAAATGGCTACTCTTACCGGCAAGACGATTGCCAATACATACAAGGATCTCCTTCAGGTCAGCAACAACAATGGTGGTGTTGATGGTACCCTTCGAACTGTCTCGGATGGAGAAGGTACCAACTCTGCTTTACAGCTAAGCAACAGCGCAGTCAACATTAACGGTACTTTTCAACTAAATGGGGCCACTCTTACTGCTACTGCTTCTGCTCTCAATGCGATTACGGATCTAAGTGGTGTAACAGGTTTTCCAGCTATTTCTGGTGGAACAGCAGTAGGTAGAACACTTATTGCTGGTACTGGTGTTTCAGTGGCAAACGGAGATGGACTTGCAAGCAATCCAGTCATCTCCCTTGATTCTACTGGAGTTGTATCTGCTTCATATGGTCCACATATTCTTCTTGAGGTTAATTCAAGAGGTCAGATCGTTAGTGCTGCAACTCCTGTTTCGGTAAGCGTATCGAACTTTACGGCAACCAAGTTGGCATCGACCAACAATCTTATTGGTGTTTCCGCTACATTTACAGACAAGGTTTCAGCAGCTACCTTTTTTGGCGACGGCTCAAATCTTACAAATCTTCCAACTGCTCCTGTATCCGTTTCAGCATACACAGTAAATGTCCTTACAGTAGTCAGTGCAGCAACAGTCAATGGTATCATCAGTGCAACGAACTTTGTTGGCGGTGGTGCTGGTTTGACAAACGTCAGTGCAATCTTTGCAGCTAGTGCTACCAATGCCACGAATGCAGTGAATGCTACTTCAGCAGTCTTTGCGTCTAGTGCAACAAACGCTACCAATGCCGAAAATGCCACTTCTGCTGTATTTGCAGCTAGTGCCACGAATGCTACCAATGCAGTTAGTGCAGTGTTTGCCACATCGGCAACAAATGCCACAAACGCAGTAAACGCTACATCAGCAGTATTTGCAGCATCAGCTACAAATGCAACAAATGCAGTCAACGCAACTAATGCTACTTCTGCTGTATTTGCTTCATCTGCCACAAACGCTACAAATGCAGTTAATGCTACCAATGCAACATCGGCAGTATTTGCTTCTAGTGCCACGAATGCCACTAATGCAGAAAATGCCACATCAGCGGTATTTGCAGCAAGTGCGACAAACGCAACAAATGCAGTCAATGCCACTAATGCAACATCAGCAGTATTTGCGGCTTCAGCCACAAATGCTACAACGGCGTTGAATGCTACTAATGCAACATCGGCAGTATTTGCTTCTAGCGCCACAAATTCGACAAATGCTGAAAATGCAACCTCTGCTGTATTTGCCACAAGTGCCACAAATGCTACTAATGCAGTAAGTGCTGTATTTGCAACTTCAGCTACAAATGCAACTACGGCTGTGA